GGAATGGACGACATGAACAAAATGCCAGAAGATGCTTTTATGCGTGAATACGTAGAGAAAGTTGGTAATCCAAAGCATGGCGACAACGGTGCAAACACTAAGTCAGTCATGGCAAAAGCAAACAATATGGGCGGTACAACTGCTAATATCGTAAAAGGTGGAGAAAGCACAACAGGCGGCACAAAAGGCGGTTTGTTAAATCCATCTACCAAAGAAGAAAACTTTGGTAACATCAATGTCCCAGGCGGCAATGCTGGTAAAACAGCGTTCAAGAAGAAAGAGCCAGGACACGGTGCTGAGAAGAAGGCTACAGGCGACAACGGTGACCGCGGCGCAGATAGTCCTTTAAATGGCGCTCCTAAAAGAGCCAAGTAAGTAAATGATGATGAACTATCTTCGTGAAAACCTGAGTTTCGACCAAGCAAAAGTGGTCGTTGAATCCGATGGCGAGAACGGAAAGAACCTTTACATGAAGGGAATTTTCATTCAAGGCGACAAGAGGAATCAGAATCAGCGTGTTTATCCTGGAAGAGAGATTGCCAGGGCTGTCAAGACCCTGAACGATCAAATTGCAGGTGGGTACTCAGTACTTGGCGAAGTAGATCATCCAGATGACTTAAGAATCAACCTTGACCGTGTGAGCCATATGATCACAGAAATGTGGATGGATGGCGCAGACGGTTATGGAAAATTAAAAATCCTTCCAACACCGATGGGCCAACTAGTGAAAACTATGTTAGAAGCTGGTGTCAAGTTAGGAGTTTCATCACGCGGATCCGGGAATGTCAGCGATGGCAGTTCCGGTGAAGTTTCAGATTTTGAGATTATCACAGTTGATGTGGTAGCTCAACCTAGTGCTCCTGGAGCATACCCAACACCAATTTATGAACACTTGATGAACAATCGAGGTGGTTATAGAACATTACGTATAGCGCAAGAGGTTAAGGGTGATCCTAAAGCACAAAAACATCTCAAAGAGAGCCTATTAGGAATAATAGGCAAGCTCCGATAACAAGAGGAGAATCACATGTTGGACGCACTAAAACATCTATTTGAGAATAATGTGGTTTCAGAAGAAGTAAAAGCTGATATTGAAGCTGCTTGGGAAACTCGTATTACCGAGAATCGTAACCAAGTAACTCAAGAGCTACGTGAAGAATTTGCACAACGCTACGAGCATGACAAACAAGTTATGGTCGAAGCAATTGATCGCATGTTGGGTGACCAACTACGCGAAGAAATTCAACAGTTTGTAGAAGATCGCAATCAACTTGCAGAAATGAAAGCAAAATATGCTGTCAAGATGCAAAGCAACACAAAACTAATGCAAGAGTTTGTAACTCGTCAATTAGCTAGTGAAGTTAAAGAATTGCACGAAGATCAAGTACAAATGTCCGCCAAGTTTAAAACACTTGAGCGTTTCGTAGTAGAAGCTCTAGCTCAAGAAATCGCAGAGTTCCATACAGATAAGCAAGATCTTGCAACCGCAAAAGTACGCTTAGTTCGTGAAGGGCGTGAAGCCTTAACGCAAATGAAAGAAAAGTTTATCAAACGTGCAGCACAGCTCGTTGAATCTACAGTTGAAAAGACTCTGTCAAAAGAGATTGGCCAACTTAAAGAAGACATCGAATTGGCTAGACGTAACGACTTCGGTCGTAAACTGTTCGAAGCATTTGCTAACGAATATCAAACAAGCTACCTTAGCGAAAAATCAGAAACAGCTAAATTGCTCAAAGTCATAGACCTGAAAGAAATAGAAGTAGCCGCTGCTCGAAACGCTGTAGCAGAGGCAAAACTAATCGCAGAAAGCAAACAAGCAGAAGTTAAAGCTCTAATGGAGAGCAAAGAACGTCAAGAAATTATGAGTGAACTAGTAGCACCTTTGGCTAACAGCCAGAAAGCTATTATGAGCGAATTACTTGAGAGTGTACACACTGGCAAACTACGCAGTAGTTTTGACAAGTACCTACCAGCAGTCATTGCTGGCGAAGCTCCACAGAAGAAGAAGGCATTAGTAGAGGCAAAAGAAGTAACAGGCAACAAAGAAACCCACAGCGTCAGTAGCAGCGAACACGATCACAATATTTTTAATATGCGTCGTCTAGCCGGAATTAAACATTAATTAGGAGAAAATAAATGTCAGAACTACTAACAGGCCGTTGGGCAGAAACAAAAGAAGCACTTCTTGAAGGCCTTCAAGGCACTAAGAGATCTGTAATGGCATCTACACTAGAGAACACACGTAAGTATCTAGCTGAGAGTGCAAGTACAGGTGCTACTTCTGCCGGCAACGTCGCAACATTAAACCGCGTGATCCTTCCAGTGATTCGTCGCGTAATGCCAACAGTTATCGCTAACGAGTTGGTAGGTGTACAACCAATGACAGGTCCAGTTGGACAAATCCATACTCTAAGAGTTCGTTATTCAGATAGCGTTTCTGGTGATTACGGTGCAGCCGCTGGTGAAGAGGCATTAAGCCCATTCAAGATTGCAGAGAACTATTCATCATCAACAGCCGCTGGTGCTGGTGCTGCTGCTCCTGGTGCTGCTTCAACTGCTTCCTTAGAAGGTGCAGCTGGTAAGCGTTTAAGCATCCAGATCTTGAAACAAACAGTTGAAGCTAAGACACGTAAGTTATCAGCTCGCTGGACATTTGAAGCTGCTCAAGATGCACAAGCCCAACAAGGCATTGACATCGAAGCAGAAATCATGGCTGCTCTTGCACAAGAGATCACAGCTGAGATTGACCAAGAGATCATTGCATCTCTAACAACTTTAGCCGGTACACAAAACCGTCAACAGTACAACCAAGCTACCGTTTCTGGTACTGCTACTTTCGTTGGTGATGAGCATGCTGCTTTAGCAGTTATGATCAACCGTGTTGCTAACACAATCGCCCAGCGTACACGTCGCGGCGCTGGTAACTGGGCAGTTGTAAGCCCAACAGCATTGACAATTCTACAATCTGCTACTACAAGCGCATTTGCTCGTACAACAGAAGGTACATTCGAAGCACCTACAAACACTAAGTTTGTTGGTACATTGAACAATGCTATGAAAGTTTATGTTAACACATATGCACAAAACGACACAATCGTTGTTGGCTACAAAGGTGCTAACGAGAGCGATGCAGCAGCATTCTATTGCCCATACATTCCATTGATGAGCAGTGGTGTTGTTCTAGATCCAGCAACATTCGAACCAGTCGTATCATTCATGACACGTTATGGTTATGTAGAGTTAAGCAACACTGCTTCTTCTCTAGGTAATGCAGCTGACTATCTAGGTACAGTTACTATCAGTAACGCTGTATTCAGCTAATCAACTTACCGTAAGGTATGTTAATTATAAAGGGCTCTTCGGAGCCCTTTCTCTTGATTGCATAAATACTATGTCTAAAAAAAGAGCCTGTTAAGCAGGACTTATGCAGAATCCCTCTGCGTAGACCTAAAACGTCATATTAAGGAGAAATCAAATGGGACGTCCATTAAGTAAAGATGTATTCGGTACTCGGGTCACCAGATCATACACAACCAGCCAAGCTGGCATTCCTGTAAAGGGATATTTCGATGCAGATAGCGGAGCACAAACTGACTATCAAATTGTTAAACAACGCGGTAAAAATACATTTGTTGTTATGAGAACAGCAACAGATGCATTCACTGACAGCGAAAGTATATCAAGCATCACAGCAGCTGATTTAAGAATTGGTACGCTTGTAGCCACTACTCCAGATGCTGAAGGTGAAATTCAAATTTTAGGATCTACAACTGGTCTTATTCCTCCAACAGTTGCTATTGCTAAACTAACTAAACGTATTGCTACTGACTTTAGCGGCAACCGTTACACTTGGTATTTAGATAATGATTCATCAGGTGACGTATTAGTAATAACAGCAGTCTAATTGGATTATAAATGAAAGTTTTAAGTATCCCTAACGGTGATTATAAAATAATCACCAAGACAAATGGTAGAATTACACTTGACGTTGGAAACGACGGTGAAGTATTAATCACGGGCGACTTAACAGTTGCCGGTGATGTTACAACAATTCAAAGTGAAACTTTAACAGTTAGGGATAATCTTATTCAATTAAACGTTGATGATCCTGGTGACTCAAGCGGTATTAGCACAGTATTCAATAGACAATCCGGTATTGAGATTAATAGAGGCTCTGTAAAGCCTGACGGTTACCTAGTATTAGATGATGGCATTCTTAGTTACAACGCATTAGGTGCTTCTGTTAGAGGCACATGGGTTTTTAAAAATGCTGACGATGCATTGATGGCCATTCAGACTTGTGCAATTAATACTCGAGGTGAAAATTTATATCTAGTAAATGCTCCAGGTAATGGTTATGTTAGTGTAGCAGGTACTACTGACTACGAAAAAAATGCTATAAGTTATACTCAATATTGGCCAACATATCCTTTAGGCTCGCCTACGTATAGCGGACCAATTACTGTTACAGAAGATGATGCAATCCCAAATGCTAAAGCTATGGAAGATTTTTTAACTTCCGCATTATACTTTTTTGATGATTGGCGAATCAGTGAAGCTAACACAAATGTTTCAGTATATGATAGTTTAGGTGATAGTACTCCTGGAAATATTTATAGACCAGCAACTTACACTCCCCCAGGCACTAGTAATATTGACTTTACTGTTGATGGTGTTCAAAGAGGAAAATTTAATCCTACTGGTTTATATGTTGATCACGTTAATGTTTTTACTGACACTATTGATAACTTTTCTGCTAATTTAATATTAACTTCAACTGCGGCTAATAACATTGTTGAAATTGATGCAGTGTTGCAATTAGACGATACTGGACTTAGTCCAACAGCATTAACCGGCGCAACTAAGATATATACGAAAGATTCAGATACTACACCTGCTCCTGGCAAAACTGGTATATATTTTACCAGTTTAGGAAACTCGGACGAACTAGTTGCTAAGAATAGAGCACTATTGTTTAGCATACTATTTTAAGGAAAGAACATGGCGATTAAGAACACAGCAATTCCAGACTCAGCAGATACATCAATCTATACCAGCACTGATAGTAATGCTATAACAACTATTATTGTATGTAATACAAATACTACTCCAACTACAGGAGACAGAACACTAACTTTGTATGCAGTAGCAAATAACGCAGGTGCTGTAGGTACCCCAGCAGCTGGAAATATGATTGTACAAACTTTAACAATTCCTGCAGGAGATACAGTTAGCTTTGATCAAGAAAAAATGGTATTAGTTGATAACGACGCTATTTTTGCCTTTGCTAACGGTACTGGTTTAACAGCAACAGTAAGTACATTACCAGTATAAGACAATGAGATTTCTAAAAACGTTAACACTTAACCGTAGAGCAATCTATGACAGCCGTGTTGTATTAAACACAGACAACGTTCTTACGGTTGCTGACAGCACAGCTATGATTGTGCCAAAGAACGATACTTCTTTAACAACTATTCAAACTAACGGAATGATCCGTTATAATACAGACACTAATCAGTTTGAAGGCCGACAAAACGACGTCTGGAGAGAATTTAGATTTAAAGAGCCTACAGCAATCGTAAGGCAATATCTAGGTGTTGGAGATGACAGCACAACAGTGTTTGGTCCATTAAATCCTGATCCAAATACCTATACTGCAGAAAGCGGTACTACTTGGGACCCTGAACAAATTGCTCAAAATTTACTAGTAGTAAATGAAACAATTTGGCAAATTGGTGGTACTAGTTTCGATTTTACAGTTATTCAACAACCAACAGGTGCTCTTGGTGCTCCTGAAACTTATATACAATTTGCTATTGCCATTGCAGGCGGCAGAAGTGTATATGTCTACCATAACGTAGGAAGATAATTAACCGCTAAATAGTGTAATGGAGCACTAAATGGCGAATCAACTTGGTAGAATTTCCGGTCAACTTCTAAAAGATAATCTCACAAGAAACGACGACCTACAGTTCGACACAGATCTACTATACTTAAACACTGGTAATCGTTACATAAGTGTTAACTCTACCACAACCTCTAAGCCATTATTTGTCAATGGCACATTAAAAACTACAGACTTTATAGCGCCAGCAGGCATAACTGGTCTTGCTTCTTTTGACTTTGACTTTGCTAACAATACAATTTCTGCGCCTGACAATATTAATTTATTTTCTAGCAACTATGTTTATGCTGACAGACTTCAAACTAGTCAGTTAGAATTTTATAACAATGTCATTCAAAGTTTAAACACAAACACAAATATTGATCTATCACCTAGTGGATCTGGAACAGCAGAATTATTCAGCAACTTAAACATCTCTGGAGATTTAACAGCAACTGGTAACATTACCCTTGACGGCACTATTACATTTGGCAGTGACAATAACGATAGTTTAACATTTGCTGCAGATATCAACAGTGATATTATTCCAAATGTTAATGCTCCAGCTATAGATTATCCTGCGGCAATTACAGCAACGTGGCCAACGGTTAGATTTAAATATGATGCTACGGGGTATACAAACTTATTTTTATTTTGGTACATTGCAAATACTCCTTGGAATTTGTGGGTAGATGCAAATGTACATGTAGGTAATCATGTCTATGCTACACGCAATGGTGTCCGTAGATATTACGGAGTAGTCACAGCTAAACCAGTTATTGCCGGTATATCTGCTGGCGACCAAATAACGTTTACTGTTTCTAATCCAGAAAACCATCCCGCATACTTTGATTATCCAGACCCAATTTACGCTACTACATTTGAAATAAGTACAGTGCCAGATGGTGTTAGAGGATTTAGTTTAGGATCAAATCCAACTACCGGTCGCTGGAAAGAGATATATCCTTCTTTAATCAACGGGCAACTTATAACAGGGTTATCAATTGTATCAGGAGGATTAGATCTAGTATTAAGGCCTGGAAACATTTGGTATGTGGCTGTTAACGGTAGTGACTCTAACGTAGGTAATCATCAAAGCGGTCCGTTTGCTACTCTTTCTAAAGCACTAAGCGTATCAACAACAGGCGATA